GTCAATCTCCTGAATTTCATCGCAAAGCGATGCTGCTACACGCGCGGACGTTGAATCGTCAGCACCCAGAGCGACAAACGAAACTTCGTTCAGCCGGGTGCCACGAGCGACAATAACCGGCCCTTTGAAACTGCGGCCATTCACCGTGACCGATCTCCCCGGCTTGACGAATTCAGCTTTCGTCATCCGAGCACCGATAGAAGCCTGCCATGGAAAACCATTCAGGCTGGATTCGATGATCTCTTGGGAGTGGCTGTTTGCTGCCGAAACCACTCCCGAAACATTCAGGCTGTCGCCCGAATTCACAATGTTCTCAGTATGCCCGACAACCCGATTAGGATCGTGCTCTCGCAGGATCGGACGAGCCTTGGCAGTGACCTCCATGCCCTCAAGATCGACAACGATCGGGTGAGGCATTCCCAGGTTCAGTTCACCACCGTTGTAAGCCTCCATGTCGAATCGGTGGATCTTCTTCTCACCGTCAACCCCAGCTGCCTGCAACTCAACATGACCACCGGAAAGCGAAATGGAACTTTCGAGGCCGCCGAGCGAAGCTTCAATTCGACTCGCCACTCGCCGATTGTGGCGTTGACGTTTCTTCTGATTCTTGGGCTTCTTCCTCATTGCCAGCCTCTTGTTGTTGTGGTTCTGATTGCGGCGAAGCATTCAAGCCATTCGCCTCTCGTGATTCCTGGGCTCTCGCCATGCGACGATGAGCCTCCTCGACACTCAGGCCCTTTTCCTGCCAGTAGGCATCCTCGTCAAGGAGTCCAGCCGCCTGCAGTGAGACTGCGGCGTTGGCCTCTTTGGTTGGATCGACGACAGGGAAACCGTCCCAATGCCATGCATGAGGAACGTCCCGGAAATCACCGAGCGGAGGAAGGTATCCGGGAATGAGCAAAGCTTCGTCGAGCCATGCGTAGAAGATCGGCTCAAGAGCAATCTTCTCGTAATAGGTCCGCTCGACTTCAACAGCCCTGAAGAACGATTGCCAGTCCAGCCGGCCAGAAGCGAAATTGTAGTCCGAACTGTTGCCACTCGCGATGTTGAACGGAATCTCCAGGCACCTGGCGATCTCTTCAAGAATCTCCTTCTTGAAGTCGCCATAGGTCGTCGTCGGATGCTCAGGCTTCATCTGCGAAGCCTTCCAACCCTCTGGCAACGACATCGCTGCGTTTCGAGCCAGGTCGAAGGCCGCGAAGTCGCCGTCCTGAATCTGAGCAGGACCAGCGTCCGCCGGAGCGTCCGTATGGATGATCGCCATCCAATAGGCAGCCGATGTTGCCGCCTCTAAAGTCGCGAGCGTATACCTCCGAAGGATCGGCATCAAAGGCAACGCTGGTGCTGTTTCAGGGACGCCACGCCTCTGCCCCGGGCGATCCTGCCGGAACAGGTGGACCACCTTCTCGGATGGTACTGACATGTAGTCGTCGGTGAAATCAATTGACTCGGAGCCAGGGTGGTGCTTCAGGAAGTTGTAGAAGATTGGGTTTCCTGCCGAGTCGAACCGGATTCCATCGACCTCGAACCGTTCATCGGTATCCATGTCCTGGTCGGGGGTGGAGCACTGCTCCGCTTCGATCAGTCGATAGTCGAGCTGAACGGGCGTAGGTAATTTCGGGTTGTTCGACTGAACGAGAAAGACATCGCCATCAACAGCCTTTGCGATCCGGCTCGTGCGAAGCTTCTCAGCCAGGCCGGTTGCCTTCATCCAGCCGGCGAATTCAGTCTCGATGATCTCGTCTACGTCAGAGTCGGGCAGATTGATCTCAAGCCGCGGACCAGTCCCGATCGTGAAGTTCGCCAGGGCAAGGATCATCCCTTTGCCGTAGCTGTTGTTCTCCTGGAACTCATACCGACTGCGGGCGCGAAGAGTCCTCAAGACTTCTTCGTTTGCAGCGGCGGTTGCAGACATGCTGTCTGCGTACAGCCAGGAATTGACGTTGTTCGTCGTCGTCTGGGCACCGTCCCAGCGAGCCGCGATCTGTGGCTTGCTACGAGGTCTTCCGAGCCTTTTGAGCCAATTCAGCATTCAGACGGTTCCCGGGTGACGAGTTTTTGAGAACCGGATGCCGCCAAATGCTGATCCCCCGCCGGCACTCTGGTCCGGGTTGTCAACAACGTCCTTCGACCGTTTGTAGCGATCATATTCAATCAAGTCGCTAAGACTGTGGGTCTGCACAGATCCCTGGTCGCCAGAGACCTGGCGTGGCTGGGATGCGGCGTTGTCGAGTTGGTCTGACATTCAGGTTCTCCGATGGGTTTTGGACATCATGCCAGACGGTGCCGTATGTAATCAATATCGGCCGACACCTTTTTTCTACCAGATCAAGAACGCCCCGGCAATTTTGCCACCCTTCGCTTCGCCGTGGGCGCCCCATTGCCAGACTCTTTCAGGCTGATCCCCTCTACAGAAGCAGCCACGAGGCACCCGACAAGGCAGTCAAGCCAGTGGTTGTCGTACCTTTGCGGCCTCATCTTCCATTCGTCCACAACCCGCCCCCGCCCCTCAGTTCTGACCGCATATTCAGCCAGAAGGTGGCTCGCGAACTGGTCGTGCTCGCGTGAATTGTTGTCTGTGTCGTACAGGTACAAGGCGCCCCGGCTCCCGAAGTCAGCATTCAGGCGCTGATGCATGAATGACTTCCAGAAGTTGGTGTCGTATCGAATGCATCTCGTCCTGCGGTTCTGGCTCGGCTGAACTCGCCAGTTCAGTCCAACCTTCTCACCCTTGGCACGCTTTGACTCGGTCATCGGCTGGGAACTCGCACCAACGTAGATGCCGTGACTCGGCATGACAGGGAACGGGCTCTTTCGGCAGAACTGGTAGACAGTGTCAGTTGACATCCCCCAGTTCGCATCGATCAGGCACAGGTCGATCTTGTGCTCGATTTCATTCTCGTCCAGCCAGGGGTGCCCGAATAGTTCGGCAGTCAGCATTTCCAGGCCGGCGTAGACCATCCCTTCCATGGTCTTCTTTTTCGTCGCCTTCTCCAGCGAGTGTCGCAACTTGGCGAGAGTGAACGTCCTCCGCTTCTGATCAGGAAAAGTTCCGTAGTCAATAACATGGCCAGTGAATCCCTTGCCAGACGCCACGACGCAATAGTAGAGAGCCTGTCCCTGCACATCGATGAACGCCGTCAGCTTGGTTGCCTCAAGAGGCACCTGGCAATGCACAAAAGAATCTGTCCTCTCACAGATATCCTTGTGACTCAAAGTCGAATTGTCCGTTTTGGATGAGTCGATCGGCTCGTTCTGCATTTCGGCAAAGAACGACTCTTCATCGCGGAACATCTTGTTCATCGCATGCTGAAGTGCCGATACCTCGTCCTCTTCGAACCGCTCCTCCCAGCCAACACGAGAACCAGCGTCCATCGCCTTCCGGTTCTCAGCGTAGAACTTGGTCGCCTCTCGAATGTCGCCATGCTCCCGAAGCGACTCTTCCCGTATGTCTCGGTATTGCTCCCAGAGTTCCTTGTCAGTCGGGAACTCGTAAAGCATCTTTGCCAACTCGCCGTTGAACTCAGGGTTGGACTCGCGGTCCAGCAATTGATGCGCAACGTCGTTCTCGGCAATGACCGTACAAGGCACAATGCCGGCGATCTTTCGACCAGGTCCGGCCAGGTTCAGGACGGCACCAGAAAGCAGATTCATTCTGGTCGCCACCTGAGTGACAGACCTTGCACTCTGGTCAGTCTGGGGATCGTCCACAACGACGAGGTCTGGGCGGACGCTCTCGCCGTCTGGTCTTTTGAATTTCATTCCGCGCAGGCGACCGGTTAAACCCCGGCATCTAATCACGACACCCGATGCGGCCGACCCGGCAACAGTTGGCAGGACGATCTCTTTTGCATTCAGGCTGATTAGTGTCCTCTCACCGTTACAGGTCTGCCCTTCCGCTCTCCGCTGAATCCCTTCGAGGCGTTGAATTGGATACGTGACCTCCGGGAAGTCTTCAGCCAGGAACTCGTTGTATTCAATCTCGCTCTTGATCGAATCCAGCAGCTCGTTCGCAGCAGTTTCGTCTGATCCAATGATTAGCGGAAACTTCCGGTGACCATAGAGTGCTGACCAGATGACAGCTGTTTCGGCGATGGTTGTGTTGTGCGTGACCGTGTAACGTCTGCCGGCAAGGTACGTGTTGTCGTCGCTGTTTACTGCAATGCACCTTGTCGGAACGCTATCAACTGGCGTGATTGACACAATCCTC